TGATCGCCGAGCAGCGCGTCGATCCGCAGTGGCTGCTCAGTCGGGACGACCTCTCGGGCACCGTCGACGTGCAGATCCACGATGTGCTGCACGGGGTGCTGGAGATCATCGACTACAAGGACGGGATGAACGACGCCTGGGACTCGGCGATCCTGCAGATGGAGCAGTACGCTGTGGGCGCACTGGCCGGGTTCAAGATCGCCAAGCCCGGTCGCTACCCGTTCCAGACCGTGCGCATGACGGTGATCCAGCCGAAGTTGGCGCTGCGCGGCGGCCCGACGATCAGGTCTGTGGACTACCCTGTGGACAAGGTTTTGGATGAGGTGGCTCGCACCATCGTCATCGAGGCCGCGGCCACGGACAGACCCGACGCGCCACTGGTGCCTGGCGAGAAGCAGTGCAGGTACTGTCGCGCTAAGGGCGGCTGCGCTGCGCTCAGCACCAAGGCGCTGCAGGTCGTTGACACGGTGGACATCACGGCCAGCGCGGCCGAGAAGGATCCGACCAAGATGACGGACGAGCAGATCGTCCAGATCATGGAGGCGGCACCGCTGCTGCGTCAGATGCTCGAAGGCGTGGAGAAGGAGGCGCAGACCCGCATGGAGCGCGGCGCGGACATCCCGGGCCTGAAGATGGTCAACGGCAAGGGACACCGCGCCTGGAAGCTGTCCGAGGATGAGATGGCCGAGCGCCTGCGCAAGATGGGCATCCCCAAAGAGTCGGTCTACAAGACGACGCTGGTGTCCCCAGCACAGGCCGAGAAGCTGCGCTGGAAGAAGCGCGATGGCACCGATGTGCAACTGACCGAGCGTCAACTGAAGACACTCGAAACCGAGTACGTGGTGAAGACGATGGGCAAGCCAGTGGTCGCTCTGGCCGCTGACTCGCGCACCGCGATCACTACCAACGCTGCGCCGTTGTTCAGCGCAGTGCAACCTGAAGTGCCGGTCGAACTGCCGGCGTGGTTATCGTAAAACCTGAAAGGTAATTGTCATGTCTGATCTCGTATTTCTGTCGGGTGTTCGTCTCTCGTTCCCCCATCTGGTGGAACCCCAGAAGCGCGTCTCACCCGAGACGGGCAAGGAGCGCCTGAGCTACTCCGGGGACTTCATCATGGCCCCCGACCACCCGGGGTTCAAGCAGTTCATGGCCAAGATCAACGAGATGGCGCTGGCCAAGTGGAAGGAGCACGCGGGCAACGTGCTGAACCTGATCAACGCTGACCGCAAGCTGCGCTGCTACGGCGACGGTAACCAGAAGGTCAACAGCAAGACCTTCCAGCCCTACGACGGCTACGCGGGCAACGTGTACGTCACGGCCGGCCGGGACAACCCGCCGCAGATCATCCAGGCCGACGGCACGCCCGTGGACCCCAGCAACACGATGGCCTACCAGGCGCTGACCCGCAAGATGTACGGCGGCTGCCGTGTCAACGTGGCGATCAAGCCTTGGCTGCAGGAGAACAAGCATGGCCGCGGTATCCGGGCCGATCTGGTGGCCGTGCAGTTCGCTGGTGATGACAAGGCGTTCGGCGAGGGCGCGGTGGATGCGTCGGGCATGTTCGGCGCTGTGGCCGGCGCTGCTGCACCGGCACCGTCGTTCCTGCAGCCCGCTGCGGCGCAGATGCCTCTGCCTCCGTTCATGAGCGCGCAGTGAACGACTGGGTGTACGACTGCGAGACGTTCCCCAACGTCTTCACGCTGTCTGTGATGCACGTCGAGGCACCCGTCAGGCTGATGTTCGAGATCAGCGAGTGGCGCAATGAGTCCCGGCAGATTGTCGAGTTCGTGCGCTACCTCGCTGACCGCAATGCCCGCATGGCGGGGTTCAACAACATCGGCTTTGACTACCCCATCCTGCACACCCTAATGCAGATGGGGCAGTCTGACGCGCAGACGCTGTACCGCAAGGCGCAGGCCATCATCGAGCGCCAAGACGATGACGACCGCTGGCTGCACACGGTCAAGCCCAGCGACCGCATCGTGGAGCAGATCGACCTCTACAAGATCCACCACTTCGACAACAAGGCTCGCGCCACTAGCCTCAAGGCGCTGGAGTTCAACTTGCGGATGGACACGATTGAAGATCTCCCGTTCAAGGTGGGCACTGTTCTCACTCGGGAGCAGGTCGAGGTTTTGAAGAAGTACAACGAGCACGATGTAGAAGCCACGCGGCTTTTCTACCACCTGACCACAGACATGCTGCGGTTCCGCGAAGACCTGTGCGCCAAGTACCCGGGCAAGGACTGGCTGAACTTCAACGACACCAAGATCGGCAAGGAGTACTTCACGCTGCGCCTGGAGCAGGCCGGCGTCTCCTGCTACGACTTCGGCCCCGATGGACGCACGCCGCGGCAGACCCCTCGCCCGGTGATCCACCTGAAGGACGCCATCCTGCCGTGGATCACGTTCCAGCAGCCCGAGTTCATCCGGGTGCTGAACTGGCTCAAGGCGCAGACGATCACCGAGACCAAGGGCGTCTTCACGGATCTCACGGCCACGGTCAACGGGTTCACATTCGTCTTCGGCCTGGGCGGCATCCACGGCTCGCTGGAGAACGTGGTGGTGGAGTCTGACGACGAGCACGTCATCATCGACCTCGACGTCACCAGCTACTACCCGAACCTGGCCATCACCAACGAGTTCCACCCTGAGCACCTAGGCAAGGACTTCGTTGCGATCTACAGCAACCTGTTCGAGCAGCGCAAGCAGTACCCCAAGAAGAGCAGCGAGAGCGCCATGCTCAAGCTGGCCCTGAACGGGGTGTACGGCGACAGCAACAACAAGTTCAGCGTGTTCTACGACCCGCTGTTCACCATGAGCATTACGCTCAACGGGCAACTGCTGCTGTGCCTGCTGGCCGAGCGCCTGATGGAGATCGGCGGCCTGTCACTGGTGCAGATCAACACCGATGGCGTCACGGTGCGCGTACCCCGCGCCCACATGCAGCGTGTGGATGAGACCTGCGCATGGTGGATGCACATGACCGGGCTGAACCTGGAGCAGGTGCGCTACCGGCGCATGTTCCTGCGCGACGTGAACAACTACATCGGGCAGTACGAGGACGGCACCGTCAAGCGCAAGGGCGCCTACGAGTGGAAGACCGGCTGGCACCAGAACGCTGGCGGCCTGGTGATCCCCAAGGTGGCCGAGAAGGTGCTGGTGGAGGGTGCTCCGATCCGGCAGACGGTGGAGAACTGGCCGCACCTGCACGACTTCATGCTGCGCATCAAGGTGCCGCGCTCCAGCTACCTGCAGTGGGGTGACCACCAGGCGCAGAACACAACGAGGTACTACGTGGCCAAGGGCGGCAAGCCGTTGACCAAGTGGATGCCGCCGCTCAAGGGCAAGACCGACTGGCGCAAGTTCGCCGTGGAGAGTGGGTGGAACGTGCAGGTATGCAACAACATCAAGGACGTTGGGCTGCCTGTGGACTTTGACTATTACGTACAGGAGATCGAGAAACTATGCCTGGCTTTAGCGTGAACCAAGTGCAACACGGTGGTGATCACTACAAGAAGCAAGTGATCCAACCGTGGGACTACATCGCTGCGAATCAACTCGGTTATTTCGAGGGCAACGTGGTGAAGTACGTCTCACGGTGGAAGGACAAGGGTGGTGTCGAGGACTTGCGAAAGGCCCGGCACTACATCGACAAGTTGATCGAGTTGAACACCAGCAGCATCGAGCCGCACGGGTACTGACATGCTTGAAAAGAACATCGAAGCGAAGGTCTGCGGTTACGCCCGTGAGCGCGGGCTGCTGGCCTACAAGTTCACATCACCAGCGCACGCCGCGGTGCCTGATCGGCTGTTCGTGCTGCCCAGCGGGCGCATGTTCTTCTGCGAGTTCAAGCGCCAGGGCCAGAAGCCCACGCCGGCCCAGGAGCGCGAGCATCACCGGCTGAGGCAGCACAAGGTCAGCGTGTTCGTCATCGACAACGTGGACGCTGGGCTGCGCATGGTTGACGAGATGTTGATGACATGCTGATTGTGCCGATCACATTGAAAGCAGCACAGGAGTTCGTCAAGGTGCACCACCGCCACAACAAGCCCCCTGTCGGGCACAAGTTCAGCATAGGTCTAGAAACAGATTGGGGATTGTTGATTGGTGCGGCCTGTGCTGGTCGTCCGGTGGCGAGGATGTTCGACAACGGGCTGACCCTTGAGGTAAACCGAACCTGCACCTTGGGCGACAAGAACGCCAACTCGATGTTGTATGGCGCGGTGTGGCGGGCGGCCAAGGCGATGGGCTACAGGCGCTGCATCACTTACACGCAGCACGATGAGAGTGGCGCTTCACTCCGAGCAGTCGGGTGGATTCGCGTCAAAGACCTTCCTCCCAACAAAGGGTGGGATTGCCCGTCCAGAGTGCGAAGTGATATCGGCTCGGCGGGCATTGCTAGAACACTGTGGGAAATCCGATGCTGACCCCCAACCTCCTCCACGACTACCAGAAGAAGGCGGTCAACTTCCAATGCACCCACGTCAACTCGATGATGTGGCTGGACATGGGGTTGGGCAAGACTATCGTCACGCTCACCACCATCGCGCACCTGATCAAGACGCGGTTCCTGCGGGGTGTGATCATCATCGCCCCCATCCGCGTGATCCGTCTGGTGTGGCGCCAGGAGGCCGCGAAGTGGGAGCACACCAAGCACCTGCGCTTCAGCATGGTCACAGGCACACGCGACCAACGGACCCGGGCGCTGATGCGCGAGGCTGACGTCTACCTGATGAACTACGACAACCTGAAATGGCTTGGTGAAACGCTGCACACCTACTACGTCAGCAAGGACAAGCCGCTGCCGTTCAACGGTGTGGTGTGGGACGAGATCAGCAAGATGAAGAACAGCGCCACGGACCGCGTGCGAGCGGTCAAGCGCATCTTGGACAAGTTCGATTGGACGACTGGCCTGACCGGCACCCCTGCGTCCAATGGCTACAAGGATCTGCACGGGCAGTACCTAGTGGTGGACAAGGGACAGCGCCTAGGCACCAGCAAGACCGCGTTCAAGACCCGGTTCTACAAGAAGGCCGGCCCCTACAAAGAGGTGCCCTACGACGACACCGAGACGGTCATCAAGCAGTTGATCGGCGACATCACGCTGGAGATGAGCGCCGAAGACTACAACCCGCTGCCCGATCTCATCGTCAACAACATCGAGGTGGAGATGCCGCCCGAGTTGCGGGCCAAGTATGACCAGATGGAGCGCGACTTCTTCACCGTGCTCGACAGCGGCAAAGAGATCGAGGTGTTCAACTCAGCCGCGCTGACCAACAAGTGCCTGCAGTTCAGCAACGGCGCGGTGTACCCCATCGCAGGCATGCCGCTGTGGGAGCCGGTGCATGAGTTGAAGCTCGACGCACTCGACGAGATTCTTGACGAGGCGCAGGGCTCGCCTGTGCTGTGCGCCTACGCTTACCGCTCAGACGCAGAGCGGATCATGGAGCGGTTCAAGACGCTGCGGCCAATCAACCTGACCGAGTGCAAGAGCGAGCGCGAGTTGAACAACGCGATGGAGCGGTGGAAGAGCGGCGATTGCCCCCTGATGATATGCCATCCTGCTTCCGCAGGACACGGTATTGACGGACTCCAGAAACGTGGTAACATCATGGTGTGGTTTGGCTTAACCTGGAGTCTAGACCTATATGACCAAATGAACGCTCGTTTGCGCAGACAAGGTCAAGGTGTACCAGTAGTTTGTCATCACATTACATCAAAAGAGACATTAGACCAGGCTCAAGCACTCGCACTGCAAAACAAAGCCATTGGTCAAGAAAGTTTGCGAAATGCTGTTAAACAATACCGCAAAGAAAAAGAAAACAAAATGGGACAGGAGTTCCCTTGAGCAAATCGCAAAATCATTTGCGTCTCGGTCTGATTTTGCAGCCAAAAACAAATCTGCTTACGAGGCGTGCAGAATTCGTGGATTGTTGGATGAGTGGTTCGATCACAAATTGACTCAATGGACAGAAGAACTGATAAGATGCGAGGCTGCTAAATACACATCTCGAACCGAGTTTGCTAATAATGCTGGTTCGGCTTACAACGCGGCCCGCAGAATGAATTTACTACCCACACTTTATGATTCAATGTTGAAAACATGGTCGTTTGATGCTATTAAGTGCGTAGCTCAAACGTGTGAGAACAAAAAACAATTCAAACGAAAAAATGCAACCGCTTATAACGCGGCTCTCAGACTTGGTGTTATAGATGAGTTATTTGAAAATCAAATCCGTGTGAATAGTCGTGATTGTGTATACATGTGGGCCGTCAATGAGGAGTTTGATTTATACAAGGTGGGAATAACCAGTGAAAAAATGGGTAACTATCGTGTTCATCAGGTTGCTAAAGAAGCGGGTGTAACACCTACTATTCTGTTTATTCGCAAAGTAGGATACGATTTGGCAAAAAAGATAGAACGTCAGATGAAAAAGATCGGACGCCCTTATAAATTTCCAAAAAAGTTTTTTGGTCATTCTGAATTTAGATATATGACACCCAATGAAGTTCAACAATGTATTAACTTATCCAAAGGAGTGTGAGATGGAAGGCTACCGACTGATTGAACTGGACGTGATCCGCTGGGCTGAGGCCCGCAAGATCATCCCCAACAGCACCCCGATGGCACAGGCCGTCAAGACGCTGGAGGAGGTGACCGAGTTGATCTCTGCGCTGCACCGCAACAACCGCGAGGAGGCACTTGACGCCTACGGAGATGTGCTGGTGACGCTGATCATCGGTGCCGATCTGGCGGGCTTCGATCTTGTGGACGCGCTGGCCAAGGCGTACCATGAGATCAAGGATCGCAAGGGCACTTTGCGAGGCGATGGTGTCTTCGTCAAAGAGACAGCATGAAGCCCTACAGCGACGTGAAAGACGTCACCATGAACCAGCGCGGCTCTGGACCCGGCATGGCGTTTCGCAAGAACTGCTCAGCCTGCAACCAGAAGAAAGAGATACGCGGCGGCTCGCTGTACACGCGTCTGAAGTTGTGGCGCTGCGCCGACTGCACACAGAAGGCGAGGAGTGAAGCATGACCCGCGACGACATCATCCGCGTCATGCGCGAGGTGCTCGGCACCGAGTCCGATGGCTTGTCAGTAAACGAGGAGCTTCTTGAAGAGGTGCTGCCGTTTCTTCAGGCCGTCGCCGCTGCCGAGCGCGAGGCGTGTGCGGTCTTGTGCGAGCAACAGAAAGACATGTGGGTCGATGGGAGCGACCAGTGGGGCAATCCGTGCCCTGCCAGGCTTCGCGTAACTCCGTCTTCGTGCGCCGCCGCCATCCGCGCAAGGGGGCAAGCATGACCGTCAAGATCACCAACGACAAGGCCGCAGCCGTTGACCAAAACTATTTCTGGCGCCCGCTGCACACCTGCCCGTTGTCGGCCAAGGTGCAACTGCTGACCGCAGGCGGCGTTGCTGTTTACGGACAGTACCAGCCCGGTATTGGCGGTTATCTCGGCTGGGCACCGCTGCCCAAGAAACCGGAGTGGATGGAAGGGAGCACACCACATGGGTACTGACCGAGAACTGCTTGAGGCCGCTGTGAAGGCGGCGGGGATTGATTGGGTAGACGGGCACGAAAGCACCGGGCTGCGTGACCAGAACGGAAGGGTATGGAACCCCCTCACCGACGACGGCGATGCGCTGCGGCTGGCGGTGAAGTTGCTGTTTGAAATTGACATGGATCGCAGGAGCATTGCCATTAGGCACCAAACTGGCGTCAAGATTCTTAAGGCTTTCAACAACGACCCCTGCGCCACCACGCGCCGCGCCATCGTCAGGGCTGCGGCTGAGATTGGAAGGAGCATGAAATGAGTGACCTTCGTGCCGCCGCCCAGCAGGCGCTGGACGCCATGAAGTGCTTGGTTGAAGCATACGAGATGCAAAACATGATCCATGCGGACATCAATGATGCAGAGTACGCCATCACCACCCTCCGCGCCGCGCTGGAGCAGTACGACAAAGACCGAGTGTGGATTGAGGAGCGCAAGGCCAACTGGGCTTTACAGCGCAAGCTGGTAACGGAAACTCCGGAACGCGACAAACAGCGGCGTGAGTATGAGGGGGCACGGAACGCCGCGCTGGAGCAGCCGGAGCAGGAGCCGGTGGCGTGGATGCGACCGGACAACCGCGTATCAGAAGAATCCACTGCGCGAACCCAGTTCAGCCGTGGCGCAGTCAAGCCGCCAATCGGCACATGGACGCCTCTCTACACCCACCCACCCCGCCGTGCTTGGCGAGGGCTGAGCAAGGACGAATCGCTGAAGCTGTGGGGCATGCGCAGCGATGGCCCTAGCAACACAGAAATCACCAGTTACGCCCGCGCCATCGAGGCCGCGCTGAAGGAGCGCAACGCATGAGATTCGTCCAAGAGCGCGCCGCAGCGGTGCTGGACTTCTGCCGGCACGCTCGCACGATGAGCGAGATCAGGCAGCACTTCCACGAGCGGCCTGACCAAGCCCGCTACGCGGTGCAGAACCTCGTTAAGTCCAACCACCTCGTCAACCTGCTGCCAGGCGCACGGCGGGGGCTGTACCTAACCATCAGTAAGCCGCCTGTGCAGCGGGTAAAGCCAAAGCCCATCAAGCCCGCGCCAGTGCGCAAGCCGGTGGCCAACAGCGTGTGGCAACTAGGAGCAATATGAAATGTCCCGAATGCGCGGCATGGACGGAAGTTCTACAAACCAGGCAGCGAGAAGGCTACACCTATCGGAGGTACGAATGCGCGAACCATCATCGATTCAGCACTCAAGAGTCCCCAATGGTTGCGATCAACAAGGACGACATCCTCAAGCGGCTGAGTGCTGCACAGAACTCGGCTGCGAAGAGCCCAACTTCTACGGGCCCGAGTACTGGAAAGAAGAAGCCGCGGGTCTGATCTTTTTCGCCGCGGCTCTTGTGGCCATCATGGGCACGTTGGCCCTGTTCTTCGCAGGCTAGTACGACCAGATCGACGGCGTGGAGCGCAAGTCCAAATGGATGAACCGCGCCGCGCCCTTCTGCTGCACGCCGATGCCGGTGAAGCCGAAGTGGAACGCCAGGCGCAGCAGTTCATGGGCATCAGCGCCCTGCACGCCGACGTCGCAGGCCAAGCCCGTGGAGTGCATCCCCGGCTCGGCCTTGGCCTTCTCGATGGGGTGGTCAGGGCAGCGGTAGCCCGAGGTGATCGGCATTGGCCTGCGGTAGACATCCCGCAGCGCCTGCAGACGCCCCATAAACTCGGGCTTCATCTCCTGCTTGCTGCAGTGGCGGCAGCGGAACTCGGCCTCGGTGAAGTTGGGGTAGTCGGACCAGTTCATTTGCGCATTGCCCCGGCCACGCTGGGAGCGATCTTCTCGACGCTGCGGCCGACGACATAGCCGCCTAGGCCGAACTCGACAATGCTCCAGAGCTTGAGGTATTCAGCTTCGCTCAGGTTTGGCGCAGCCCAGCCGAACCACCGCGCCACGATGAGGCCAGCGAAGGTCAGCATCACCACTGGGCGCCAGCTTGACGCCAGCCAGTTGTCCGATGCAGCCTCTGCTTTGACGATGGACGCCGCAGCCTGCTCCAGTTCAGTCTGCTTGGCCAGCAGGGCCAGCATCATCTCAGACTCAGCCTTGGCCTTCGCCTCGGGATCTGGGAACAGGTTACCTGCCACGCGGGACAGGATAGGCGCCAGGGCCGGAATTAGTGCTTGCAGCATGGTCACTTCCCGATCAGTTTGGTGCCGTATTGCAGCAGCGCGAACAGCGTGACGGCCAGACCCCAGACTCCGATGCCGCGGTTGACCCACATCTCCAGGCGCCGGTCCAGCTTCTGCGTGTGGGACTCGCTGGCCGCCAATCGCTGCTCAACGCGCCCGATGCGCTCGCCCTGATTGGAGAGCCTTTCCTCCACCAGCACCAGCCGGGTAACGGCTTCGGTGAGCTTGTCTACCTTGGACTCAAGGCGCTTGAAGTCATCGTCCGTCATCGTTCAGCCTCGCGTGCTTCGACCTCCATCGGATTATTCCGATAGCCGTAGCGGATTGTGTACCATGCATAGGTCAGATACCACCGCACTATGCCCATACGCTGCGCCTGTTCCCAGTGGGCCTGCTCATGTCGCACCAGCCGATCATCACCCAGGCGCTCTGCCAGGATGAAGATGCCCCACGGCGGCAAGGTGATGCCGCCGTAGCCGAAGGTCCGCAAGAACCATCGGACGGGATGGACGGCGGGGCGGGGGATCACTTGGCAACCCATCCAGTGTTTCCTGATCCTGATTCTTTGACATATAGCGTCGTTCCTGCGCCGCCGTCAATGCGTGTGTATAATGAACCCACAGGCGCAGTAATCACAGTTTCTGGACTGCCTGCACCATTTAGCCATTGCAAACCACCTGTGAGTTGCAGTTTAGTTGTTCCTGCAACGAGCACCAACTGATTATTAACTCCGGCCGCTGGTGCAGTCGCTCCATAACCAATAATTGTATTTTGACTACCATTCTGCAAGTTTTGAGCAACGCTGGTTCCAATGACTACGTTTTGCCCTCCAGTCGTTAGACCATTTGCAGCGTTGGTGCCAATAATCGTATTATTGTTTCCACTTCCAGCACCTGAACCAGACCCAATGGCAACAGCATTGTTACCGGTCATTCCATAGCCAGCTTGCCAGCCAATATATGTTCCGTCAGCGCTAGTTGTATTGGTATAGCCAGCCCTTGCGCCGAGACTTGTTACCCGAAGTGCTGAAGTGTTGCTAAAGGATGCCTGATAACCAACGGCAGTGATTTCGCTGGCTGTATTTGTAAACGCCGCACGACGCCCGACCACAACGCAACTATTTGCAGAAGTTGCGCTATATAAACTTTCGTTCCCAATGGCTACGTTGTACTGTCCGCTGAGACTGTACGCAGCACGCCAACCAAAAGCCGCATTGTCTCCAGTAGACGTGGTGGCATTCCAAGCGATTTCAGCTCCGAAATAAGTGTCATTGTCACCGTTTGTTTTTTGCCATCCACAGTTTCTGCCCGCCAGCGTATTGTAATTAGCCGCGACCAATGAAATTCCTGCTGCGCGCCCAACTGCTGTGTTGTTAATACCTGTAGTGTTTGCCAAAAGAGCAGAAACACCAACTGCAGTATTATTCTCTCCCGTGTTGTTGTACAGCGCATTCATTCCAATGGCTGTATTCTGATTGCCAGTTATGTTCGTAAATAATGCCTCGTCGCCAACAGCCGTGTTGTGATACCCTGTCGTGTTGTTGTACAGTGCGCGTGTGCCAAACGCTGTGTTTTTGTCGGTAAGCGATGGTGCGCTAGTATTAAAACCGACGTTGTTGGCAAGCGCACCAATACCGTATGCAGTTGGCGTCTGCACTTTGCCGGCACCGGAAAACTTGACATTTCCGAACCCATAAAATTGCTTCCCTAGCCCAGCGACATCGGAGTTAATCTGATACGTACCAGCTGGAAAACCTGCGGGCCATGTAGCGATTGCAGAGAGAACCGGCGAATCGTTAGTCGAACCGTCACCAACAGCGCCAAAATCTTTAACTGACACAACATCGCGCATCTTGGCCTGCGCCGTGCGCGTGACTGCGCCAGTTCCGGCTTGGATGAACGTCACATCAGACGAGTCGATTCCTGCGATGACCACATCAGAGAACCGATCTCCCGCAGCCGGTGCGCTGTAGATCAGCGAGCCGTTCTTGTTCTGCACCTGGATGCTGTAGTCCGAATTGACGTACAGCCGCGCAGGCGTGCCGCTGTTGATCGGATAACCGCCACGGGTGCGGATAGGCTGGGTTGCAGGCAGCGTGAGCGCCGCGTCCCAGTAGACTGTGATCGGGTTTGTGATCGGAGGCAGGTTGGCAGTACCAATCCACACATAACCGTCTTCGAGCGGCTGGCCGTCGATGTCGGTGAAGATGGGGAAGGTGGGCTGGATTGAGAGAGCGGTCATGGTTGGGGCTCCTGGGGTGATCAGTCAAGAATGAGTCGGGGACGTGAAGGCTGCTGAGGCGGCTGTTCCTCGGGGCGAAGCACGTCAACAACTTCAGAGGAGATGCCGGAGTATCCGGCACCGTAGGCGGCGGGTGCTGCGCGAGAGACTCCTGCTGGGCGTGCCTTGCGCTGCGCACGGGCGATTTCGTTGCGCAGAGCAGTGACGGCCGCATCAGGGTTGTTGTAGATCATATTGGCGAGCTGTGCGGAAATCTTGGGGTTCAGCCGATCCCGCGCACCGAGGTACATGTTGCGGAAGAAGGTGTATCCGCGATTGAGCAGATTGAGTTTGTCAGGGCGTACGGCGCCCCCTTCCAACTCTTCACCAAGAACATCGCGCCCACTGGGTCTGGCAGACGCACGCGCAGCGCGAGCGGCCTCCGAAACCTTGTTGGCGCGGGCCAGATCATCGATGACGAGTTGGATGTCAGTCAACTGCGCCGGGGTGAAATTCTGAGCCCGCAGTATCGGCTCGATGGCGTTCGGGTTCTTGAGCATCGGGTCTTTGCCGGTCTCGATGACTAGTCGAAGTCCCTTGGCGCGATCTGCAAACTCAGTGGCCAGCGTGCGCCCCAAAGCCTTCTCGTAGGCGGGCTTGAGCTTCCCGGTGGGGTCGGTGATCTCCTTGACGACCGACATCACACCTGATTCAGTCAGCGGCTCACCGCCTGGCGTCTGCGTGAGCATCTGGTTCAGACGAGTCTGCACCACACGGCGGATCGCATCCCTGCCTTGTGCGTCAGATCGATTCAGCGCGATACCCATGCGGTCACCGCTGCTGAGGATGTAGTTCAGAAGTTGGTCAGGGGTCTTGTCCTTAAAGCCACCACCAATGGCAGTCAACCGTGTCAGCGCATCGTTGCCCTGGGCGGCATCCTGCTCGAACTGCTGCAGTGCTCTGCGGACACCCAAACCGGCGTTGTCGAGCACCGCGAACTGCTCGGCATTCTTCTGCAGGAAGTTTGCCGCCTTGCCTGGGTCAACCAGGCCCGTCTGAGCATCGACTGCAGCCAATCGGAACTGACCTAGGATGCCGTTGCGCAGCGACTCGAACGCCTGCGGATCACCGGCAAACGTGGTGACGAACTGCTTGGCGGCGTCGGTGTCTTTGGTGAACTGCTGAACGACCTGCGACGGTTCGATCCGCATCTCGCCGAACATGCCGGGCTTGAGGATGCGAGCGGTCTCACCTTCACGGAAGCGAGGTGCGTACAGATCGCGGTACTTGGCCACCGCCGTCTTGTAGAGATCCTTGGCCTGCGTCGGCAGCGTGTCCGAGGCGTCGATGGCCGCGTCGATGGTGCGCTGCAGGCCGAGCAGGTTGCGCGTCTCCACGCCGGCCAGTGTGCTCGACCCACGCGATGCCGCGGTGATGTCGGAGTTGATTGCTTTGCGCAGATCGTCGAGCTCGGGAAGAGTCGCCGAGGCTGTGATCTGAGGTGGTGCCGTTGGAGTTAATGGCCTGCCGTCTGGTCCCAAGATGACCGGTACTTCCTCGACAGCATCACGCAGCGCCAGAATGCGCCGAACGATGGCCGGCGCCGTGGCTGGGTCGAACGACGACAACGGCCGGCCGAGCACCCGTTCTGCCTCACTGACAACCGTGTTGATGCTGACCCTTGATTCGCCACCAGCATCCAACGCCTTCTGGTAGGCGGGGGTGATCTCGGTGTCGCGGATCTGCTTTTGCAACTGCTGTGCGCGAGTCAGAATCTCTTCGCCAATCTCCTGCGGGCCGGCGGGCAACCGACCAGCAGCCGTGCGCAGCACCGACTCCCACGAATTCTGTTCGTCTTCGAGGTTGCGCAGAATGGAGTCACGGGCCTGCGTCAACTCATCGAGAGCCCCGGGCTGCAGCATGGCGCCCTGCTGATCGATCTGCTGGTTGACCCGTGCCAGTTGAGCCTGCAGCGCACCGACACGCTCGTTCACTAGGCGCTGGATGTCGCGGGCTTGATCCGGTGTCGCACCTCGAACCCGCTCGGCCAGCACGGCAAGGGTGGGAGGAGCCTCACCACCACCGGCCACGACAATCTCGGGCAGCGTAGGTTGGAAGCCTGGCGTAGTGGGTACCTGTCTGCCAGCCTCGATCTCGGCGATGGTGCGCTCCGCAGCGCCGGGTGTTCCACCGACCGCTCGGTAAATCTGACGCTCGGCTGCAATAGCCGGCTTCATCAAAGGCATTACCGTGGCATCCCACAGACCGGAAACAACCTCCTTGCCGGCCTTGGCGACGGGTGGGAACAGACCACCCATCGTGCCACCAACTGCAACATCAATGGGCGACTCAGCAGTCGGCACAGCGCCGATGGTGCCCGCAGTCATGCCAGCACCAATGCGCTGACCCGTCGTTGCACCACCTGTTGGCCCCATACCACCAACTCGCACCGCCTCGGCGATGGGGGTGACGACGGGTGCAGCGCGAGTGCCTTGCGCCATTGCAGCAGCAGTGCGGCCAAGTTGTGCGGGCAGCGCGGTGCCCGCGGTGACGCCTGCAGTCATCTGCCCTGCAAACTTCTCAGCGCCGCTGCGAGGCACCGGCACACCCATGCGCGTCAGAAGCTGCCCAAGGGCCTCAGATGGCTGCTGGACGTTGGTGCCGAGAACGCGGTTGAACAGGCTGACCAGCGGGTCGGCTACAGCGGGCGCAAGAGTGCCTGCTGCCATACCTGCCAACGCGCCAGGAGCGCCGCCTACCATCCGACCGGCAGTGGCTCCTGCGACAGGCAGCGTAAGGGCGCGAGTCACGGCGCCAGCAACGCCTGCTGTGGTGGTCTCGGGCTCTGTCGGTGCCGCCGCTGGTGCGACTTGACCCGGTGCAGCACCGGGGATCTGAGCACTCGGTTGAGCGCGTAGCCGAGTGATCTCATCGGCAAGCAAGCGAGCAGCCTTGGTGTCGCCTGCCTTGTCAGCATTCAGAAGTGCGTCTTCAAGTTCAGCAACCGTCGCCATTACCGACCTCCGGGTTTGGTCATGTACTTCTGAAGAGCAGCATCTACCGCTTGCGCTCGACTGGTGTCTACTGCTGGAGCAGCAGCAGGCGCTGCAGGAGTCTGCACCTCGATTGCAGCATAGAAGTCGTCAATCGTTGGCACTCGTCCTGTGTAACCCTGCAGCGATCCTTTACCAGGCCCTTGCATGTACTTCATCATCGATTCGCGGTCTTTGGCAGATTCCTCCATCTGGGTGACGATTGCCCGCAGTCTGCGTACGTTGTCGGCTTGAAGTGCTTTGGGATCATAGGCTCTGGCGAGGAAGTTTTCACCTTCAACCCTGGTGAACTGAGCACCAAGCGTTGCCCGCATGCCATCTTGAATCACGCGCTCGGCAGTTGCCCGCGCTTCTCTCGACCCCGGATTTACAAAAGACAGCACAACGTCTGGCGTCAGTCCAACGACGGGGCCAGTGATTCGCTTACCGGATTCGAGGACGTTGGTGACGGCCTTGAGTTGATTGATGCGAGATGCTGATCTGCTCTTTTCACCACCCATCCACTCAACGGCCAGTGGGGCAAACTTCTTGTCGATCTCCTCTTCGAGTTTGGTCGGAAGGCGCTCTTGTCCGGGCACGTTGACATTGACCAGCGGGCCGCCTTCCTTGTCGATGCGCTTGGGGGCCTTGCCAGGCTCCACGGCAAACACGCCAGGGATTGGCACACCCTTTTCAACGAGTCCACGCCGACGCTTGTCGTCATCACTCGACACGATGACTGCATCAGTGGGAACTTCCTTCACCTGCAGCAGAGTGGGCGCTTTTCCAGGCTCGCTGACGTAGGTGCCGGACAGAACCTTACCTTGATCGTCGAGCAGCCCGGCAGCACGTTTGGCCTCAGGTGTGGACAATACCTGTGCTCCACCCTTTGCACCAGTAGCCGTCAAAACAGAGTTCACCCAATCTTTACCGAACACCTCGGCGTTGGATGTGAGAACCTCTGTAAAAACAGCATCAGGGTTTATCTCAGCAATCTTGGCGTACGTGTCGTAAGCATCGGCGTCTCTGACATTGCCAGCATTGCGCTCAAGTTGTGCCCTTTGCTTAATAAGCTCGACGCCACGATTCTTGTCATTCTTCAGCGCAGCAAGAATCCCACCAGTTGTACGCTTCAGCGCATCCTGCTGCTCGGTGCCTTTGGTCTTGTAGATGTCCAGCAGCACCTTCGTCTGCTCTGGAGGAATGAACTGCGATAGTCGTTGCACATCTTCCAGTGTCCTGTTCGGCAGAGCCTGAAATCTCTCGTATTCCTGCGCGATCTGCTGCTGGCGCTGCTGAGCAGCCAGCGCCTGCTGCTGCTTCATCTCGGCCTGCATCCGCGCAGCCTGCATCTCCTCGATGGTGGCACCCAGTTTCAAGCCCTGCAGCACCCCGGCAAAGGGATCTGCGCTCTGCAGTTGGTAGTTAAACGGCTGAACCATGACTTAACCTCCAGGGGGCGGCATGACAGCATAGGACGGCAAGCCGCTGATTCCAGGCTCGACAGGCGTCAGTGCAGGACTGGTGCCGCCGAACAGATTGCCGAACATGTTACGCCCGGTAGCCAACTGGAACCCAGCCAACTGCCCAGGCACCTGAGCCAACTGACCAAACGCCGCACCACGGCCCAGTGCACCACCGGCCTGGGCTGCGCCTTGCTGCTGCAGCAGGTTGGACACGTTGCTGCCCACCGTCTGCGCTGCCGATGCTTGCCCTGCCGCCGACGCCTGGCCACCACGATAGAGTTGCTCGGTCACGCCTAGGCCGGTGCCTGCAAAGCCACCGAGGCGGCCGAGTTGCCGCTCAATGAGCCCAGATAGCACTTGGGGCCTGAACTGCGCCAGCGCGGCCTGCACGTTGCCACCACGCAGCCCACCAGTGGCCGATGCGCGTTGCAGGATGGCTTCCTCGCCTTGGCGCGTGAATGCCGCCATCTCGGGGCTCTGCTCCAGGGCAGACACCGCCGCCTGCTGTGCCTCGGGGCCGAGCAGACCAGACAGCGCCTGCTGCTGCTGGAAGGCCTGAGCACCTGCCTGCTGGAACGGCTGGAAGCCGCTGATGGCACCCTGACCAGCCTGCACATACGGAGCCAGGAGCTTCTGCACCTCATCGAACTGCCGACGCTGCTCCTCGACGCCCATCTCGGCGGCTTGCGTTTGAGCGCCTGCGGCCTTGCTGGCAGCACGGGATTGCGTGACAGAGCCAAGAATCGCACTCCCGGCGATTGCGCTTACGGGATCAGGCATCGCTGCCTCCTTTGTTGAACTCGGTCAGGTAGGCGTCGAAGGTCTCGCCGTACATGCCCAACACCTTGTGAGCCACCGCAGTGGCAGCAGGGGCGCCGTGGCACAGGCGCACAGCGGCCAGCACCAACTCGTAGTAGCCGGCCCGCCAGACGTAGGATTGAGCCGATGCGCTGCCCTCACGTTCCACGCGGTCAGAGGCTTGCCACTTCAGCACCATAGAGCCCAGCAGCGGCAGCAACTCGGCCGCGTGCTGCGAGAAAAACGCATTGCGTGGCATGGCCACCAGCGTGTTCCAGATCAGGGCGTCGAGTGCCTCGCGCTCGACAGACTCGCCATCAGCGTAATCGTCAAACGCCTGGATGGACTCCCACAGCATCAACAACCACTCCGCAGCCTCAGCGGGCAGCATGAGCGAGTCAAAGTGTGTGCGCAGGCTGTATGTCACGGCATCCTCAGAGGCCGCCGGAAGCCATGCACTCGGCGCGTGGATTCTAGCCCCCAACATCAGTCTTCCTCAAATTCCTTTTCCTCCCACGCCTGGCAGGAACGCAGATCGTGGCAGATGAACTCGAATTTGTGGCAGTAGCCTCGAAAACCAGCGTCAACGTCCCACTGATTCCAGCTGATGCGCTCCATCTTCATCTGGGTCTTGGGCGTGTTGTCGTAGTACTCGCAGTTCGAGCAGCGACGGCGCCGTGCCTCAGCCTCATCAACCTGCATGGCCTTGGCCAGTGCACGCCAGTAGGGCTTGTTGGCCCCGCGCTCGTTGCTCGGCTTCTCAGGGCCCAGCATCCAGTCATCAATGACCGTCTGCGTGTTCGTGCGGTTCTCCGATGCCGTGATGAAAGGCTCCTCAGAAGGCAGGCCCTCGAAGTCCTTTGGGATGGCGATGAACTTCATCATGTGATCTCCCTGCCGCTAACACGCAGCGTGAGCGCCGTGGCCGCACTGGCGATGGTCGAGATGAACGAACCAGACTCCATCGCCTGACCAACCAGTTCCTGGCACAGATAGGTCTCACCAGGCACCACGGTGCGCTCATCGATGACGAGGTTGGAGTTGCCAGCCGAGCCGCCCGAGGTGACGAGATTCACGCTGAACGTGCGGTTCACCGTGTCCGTGTTCGTCACCGTGGCCTTGTCGATGATGGCCTTGGCGTTGGTGGCGGTGTACTGCGTGGTCTGCGTGGCCTCCATCTGCTTGGGAGGAACGAGGACTTTGACGGTGACTGTCATTGGAACCCCTGGATGTTGTTGGACACGGTGAGGATGACGCTGGGAATACCCGGATGAGGTGCCACAGCACCAGAGGCCAGCAACTGAACTCCAAGATTGCTCACCGAGTAGACCAACTCAACGTAATCGCCTGCCTTGAGCTTAAAAAAGTAGTTCAGTGCCACGAATATCTCGGCATTGTTGCCTTGAATGCGGACCTGACTTGCTGAGTTTGTGACATCAGTTCCATTCAACGCAAACCACAAGTAGAACTCTTGCGCCGTGGCCACTGTGCTGTCTAACTGGATGGATGTCTGGAAGTTGTAGATTCCGTCAGTATCCACATAAATCCGTGACGTCGGGGTTCCTAGGTAGACGCCGGATGACAAGTCCGTGGTGTCGAATGTGATCTTTGTGGCCGTGTTGATCACCAGCGCTGACTGCGTTGTGGTGTCATAGAACGAGCCATACCGCGAACGCTTGAACTCGCGCTCGGGCGGCGCCGTGGCCAGCAATTCGACCAGCCCGCTCAACTGCGAGATAGCGTCCAGCGCCTGTTGCGCCTTGGCGTCAGCCTGGAACGCCACATCCTGCGCCAGCGTGGCCACAGCATCCAGCGCCTCAACGGCCTTTTGATCTGCGTTGCCAGCATTGACCGCTAGGTCTGCGAGCGTGGTCGGCTCAAGTTGAGACACATCTGCAAATAGCCGTTCGAACTGCTTGATTTGCTCATGATCCTGCAGGAACGACGCGAGTTGGTCCCGCGTAAGTTGAAGCCTGGACGTGGCCATCAGTACGCCAACGCTTCGAGTTGAGCCTCAAGACGGGCAAATGATAGGTGCGCCTGGCTGTCGCCGCGGAACCGCTGCATGCGCCAGTTGCGCATGTTGCCCTGCCGCAGCCAAACTAGGCGCTTGGCGCGGTTGCCGATGGTGCCCGCACGGATGAAGTGATCCTGTCCCCAGGTCGAGCCGTCCACCGAGTAACTGGTGCTGATCTGCGGGTTGAGGCCCAGCGCCACGCGGCCCGTGAGCGCTACCAGTTCGAGTTCATGGAACAGGGCGCCGTTGCCCTCGTTGTAGACGATGATCGTGCCGAACTCCCAGCGCACGATCTGGCCCCAGTGGTCGCTGCGCGTGTCCACGCAGTAGCCAATGGTCGAAGATGCCGGGTCGCCCACGTTCCAGCGGTTGTAAGCCCAGACGAAGTTTCGAGCACGGTACTGTGCAAAACCAACCGTGGTGCTGACCATGGTCGTCCAGATCGGCTGCTTGAGCGCCTCGGAGGCCGCGAGGTCGAAGACGACGGTGCGGTCAGGCAGATGCACGTACAGCAACTGGTGGTTCTTGTCGTTGCGGGCTTCGAGTTTGACCTGCGACAGTTGCGCTTCGGTGTACTGAAGCAGCACCTGATCGATTTCGTCGGTGCTGAGTTTCTGCGCCGTGGCATTGGCACCCATGTAGATGCCAGGCGCCTCGTTGCGGCCGCTGCCGAGGAACGCGATCATCTCGTTGAAGACGCAGCAGGCGAACGTGCCGACCACGCCCTTCTGAATCTGTGCGCCGTCGATGCGAGCGAATGGGAAAAGATCTCCGCCCACGTTGTCAAACACCTCGATGGTGTTGCGGTTCAGCGCATAGACCTCGTTGCGCAGTTTCAGCAGGGCCACCACGGGGTCAGGATCGGACTCAGATGAGCCGTATTTCAGTGGGTTGACCTGCGTGGGGTCACTCAGTTCCGTGACGATCAGGAACTCGCCATCGGTGGTCATGAAATACCCGTCAACCCAGCAAAAGTCGAGCACCGTGCCGAGGTCTGGATCGGTCACTTGCGTGAGCGTGCCGTTCCAGTAGTACAGCCGACCACCTGATGCGATAGCCAGGCGGTCGAACGAGTAGTCGAACGTCACCAGTTGATTAGTCGGACCACCCACATCGCCCAGCACCGTCACCGTGCCATTGCTGGCCACACTGACAAGGCTGGTGCCCATCACCCGATAGAGCGTGCCGCGCCACTCAATGCCACCACGGTCTGTGCCAGGGCCGGTGCCATCGCTCACTAGGCCGTCCGCAGGGCGCAGATAACTGTCGCTGATTCCGCTGCCCTTGGGCGTGACGAAGAAGTTGACCGGGTAAGCCGTGCGCAGGTCAGGCCCGTTGTCGGTGTAGATGCCCGAGACGATGGGGATTTGCATGTCAGCAGTTCCAAGCCTTCAGGGCCAGCGCCTTGCGTGTCGGGCGTCCCTTCTCGTCCTTCATCGGCCCGGGCATTCCACCCATGCGGGCGCAGAACGACTTGCGCCGTGCGGCGTCCTTCTCGTTCTTGGGGTTCGGTGCTGGCGGCTTCAGGTTCATACCCTGAGCCTTGGCCGAGGCTCGTCCCTTGGCGTTCAGGCCGCCTTTGGGGTTCTGCCCCTCTTTGCGCGTCCAGGCCGGGGACTTTGCCACATCAGACCCCGCCTTCGCCCGTCGCCACGTTCAGCGTCGTGCCAGCCGCGCTGATGTGCGCCAGCGTGTCATCGCCGTTCTTCTTGCGCAGGATCACCTCGCTGCCGGAACGCACAGGCACGTCGGCCGTGGTGGCCGTCTGAGCACCAGTGCCGATGCGGACGTAGCAGACGTTCGCGCCCGTGTTGACCAGGCGCACGGCCTTGTCTTGCGAGTTTAGACTCACACTGGCCGACGCGGCAGCAGGCGTGACAACCTGGTTGGACTTGTCGCGTTGGCTGAATTGATTGACGACGGACATGATTGCTCCTTATGCGATGCGATACCAGGAGTTCGTCGCTTGGTAGAAGCGCATCCTGAAAAAGTCGTCGGCACCTAGCGTGGTAGGGTCACCATAGGCCGCCGCAGCGCCGTTAAGTGCCAGCGTGAACGATGTGATCTGCTGGGTGGTCGTGATCAGAATCTCGGTGCCGTCGGGCGTCGAGGTGTTCAGCGGTAGCGTCACGGTGCCGGTGGCCAGCGTGCCGGCAGGCTGAATCAGAATCCACTGTTGCTGGCTCACAGGCGTGGGCGCGGCAATGTTGAAGCCAGTGCCGGGCGTGTAAATGTTCACCGCCATCGTTGGCGCGGCGAACTGCTGCTGGAAATACGTCAGCAGAGCCGACAGGGGCATGCGACGTGCATCGCCATTGTTCGGGCTGTAGACCGGGATCTGATCGCCCGAGTTCGGGTCAGACAGCAGCGGCAACTGATTGATGGTAGGCATGATGGTGTCTCAGTTGAATTCCAGCGGGCCATCCTGACCAGCAAGAACAGGGTCCACAGGCTGCGGCATGAACTGGTTGTTGTAGAACCACCAGGGCTTGTTTCCAGCACCCTGAGGCAGTGTGTCGGGGAATTGCATCTCCATCGGCATGGCAGCGCGAGACAACAGCGTGTCGTAGGTCTGCTTGGCCGTGGTCTTGGTGTCTGCCGAGACGGTCTTGCCGTAGCTCGGTGCGATCTTGACGCCCAGGTTCGTGATGATGGCCTCGTAGGCCGAGTCAGGCACAAAGGTCTGGTCGTCGATGTTCGTATTCTGCGGCGAGCCCGGCAGCGGGTAGGCCAAACGGATGCCAAGCGCGTTCCAGGAGGCCATCATGGCGTCCAGGCGGCGGCATGCGCTTTCGATCTGCTGCGGAGTCAGGTCGAAGACATAGGACGCAAGCCCGATCTCCTCGAAAGCCGCTTCGACGAACTGGCGCTTGGAATAGCCCATCTCAGGACTCCTTCATGGCCTCGCTGATGCGATCAAGGAGGCGCTTGTCCGTGGTGCGGCCGTCGAACTTGATGCCCAGCAAAGTAGCCTGCTGCTCGATTTCCTGCCGCGTTGGAGGAGCATTGTCGTCTGGTTCCGCGGCCTGCACAACAGGCGCAGACTCCTTGGACGCCTTGGCCTTTGCCCGGGCGGCGAGGAAGTCCTTGCGCTTTTGCTTCTGGCGGGCCTTGACGGTGCGCCAGTCAGCCACCTTGCGCTTGATAACAGCGGCCTCACCAGCCGCTTGGAATGCGTCGGCAAGGGTAAGGCTCCACCCAGCGTCTACGTGCGCCTGCAGCGCGTCCTGATCGGCAACGGAGACGACCTTGTAAGACTTTCCCCGCAACTCGTAGTGGCCGGGAGACTTGTAGACGTGGACAGGAAATTGCATCACTTGCTCTTCTTGGCGGTCTTGGCAGCGGCCTTAAATGCTGCTGCGGTCGGTGCGCCCTTGGTGCCTGGTTTGCGCATTCTCTCACCGCTGCCAGCGGCGATACGCTCGCGCTTTGCGGCGATGTTGGCATAGAGCCCGGGCAGTTTGGCCTTCACTTCATGACCTTCTTGGCCGGTGCCTTGCTCGGCTTGCCGGCCTTCATGGCCGCAGTGCGTGCAGTGCTCAGAGCGATGGCGACGGCCTGCTTCTGCGGCTTGCCAGCCTTCATCTCCTTGGAGACGTTCTTCGAGATCGACTTCTGGCTGTAACCCTTGGTCAACGGCATGGTGCACTCCAGATGTGAAAACGCGGGCGGCAGCTTCTCACCACCGCCCGCGTCAGCCTAGTGGCTCAGACTCACTGACCGAAGATCAGGATACCGGCCATTTCGGGGTTGGTCATGACCACACCGAAGAGGGTATCCAGACGGTACTTGGTCGTCATCGTGTCGATGTCGTAGAACTTCTGCATCACCAACTCGATGCCCTGGTCGGTGCTGGCGCGCATCACTGCGGTGCCGGCATCGGAGGGAACGGCGTACCGACCGGGCAGCAGTTCGATGCTGTCCTTCTGCCAGAACGGGTTGACGTTGCAGGCGTTGTCGTTCAGCCAGCCAAGCGTCGCGGCAGCGGAGGTGCTAGCCACATAGACGTTCTGGTACTGCAGCTCAGCGTCCGTCGGGCTGGAGTTCGCGCCGATGATCGGAGGGCTGATGGTCATGGTC